CAAGCATGGAGAGCAGGATTCCGAGAAGGTGTTAAGATGACCTTGTTTGACGGAGAAAAGGTCCCGCCACAGGAAATTCGAGAACGTGTTTGGTGGCACAATATTCATAGATTGCGTATGTGGTCAACTGTAGGCGCACATGAAGAAAACGGCAAGTATGCAATCTTAGGTGCCCGCATGGGAACATGGATGACAAATTGTACTGATTGGAATTATGTAGATGTTAGAGATTTTGAAAAGTTGCGTGATATTTACGAAACAAAAGTTAATCATACTTTTGTAGAAGAAGATGCAATGGATCTAGCAGTTAAAATAAGCCATCAATTGGGATTAGACTGGCCTTGGTTAAACGAAAAACAAAGCAGATATACTTTAGATTTATATAACGAAACTATCAATTTAGGACTTACCTATCTTAAACAATAATGTATGATATTTTTTTTATAAGTTATTATGAACCTAATGCAGATGATAATTTTGCAAGATTGCGGAGTCGGTTCCCTCATGCACAACGCATAGACGGAATAAAAGGAATCCATCAAGCACATATTGCAGCTGCCAAACGAGCATTTACTAAAATGTTTTGGGTAGTTGATGGTGATGCTGAGATTGTTGATACATTTAATTTTGATCACGTTGTCAGCAAGTACGACCTAGAATGTGTACATGTGTGGCGCAGTCGAAATCCTATCAACAACTTAGAATACGGGTACGGTGGTGTAAAACTATTGCCTAAGTCTTTAACAGAAAAATTAGATGTCACAACACCGGATATGACTACCAGTATTAGTTCTTTGTTTAAGGCAATGCCCGAAGTCAGCAACATCACAGCATTTAATACAGATCCTTTTAATACATGGAAAAGTGCCTTTAGAGAATGTTGTAAATTAGCAAGTAGAGTCATTGTCCGACAGGAAATAGAAGAAACACAATTACGTCTTGCTGAATGGCGTATGTTAAATCAAAATGCTGCTCACGGATATTATGCACATCTAGGTGCATTGCACGGCAGCGATTACGGATCAGACAATAAAAATAATCTAGAAGCACTAAAATTGATAAATGATTTTACTTGGTTAGAGGAGCAGTTCAATGAACGATGTAGAAAAGATTAAAACATTTATACCTATAATGAATGAAATTAGTCCTACATTTTGTATGGCTAAATGGCACCATACTACTATCTATCTACAAACAGGAGAAACGCACAGTTGCTATCATCCTGCACCTCATAAAATACCTATACAAGAAATTCAGATAGACCCTAGCGCATTACATAATACCACAGAAAAAAAACTTGAGCGTCTCGAGATGCTTAACGGAGGCAAGCCCAAAGGTTGTAACTATTGTTGGAATATAGAAAAGCTAGGAGACGATTATATATCGGATAGAAAAGAAAGAAATGCTACGATATATACAGATCAACGATTTGCACAGATAAAAAATGGTGACTGGGATCAAAACATAAATCCTCAGTATATCGAAATAAGTTTTGGTAACGAATGTAATTTCAAATGCGGTTATTGTCATCCTAAACACAGCAGCAGCTATTACAAAGAAATCAAAGACTATGGTCCTTATACTATGGTTAAAAATCATCGCAATGATATTGATTGGTTTAAAATTCATGAGGAAGAAACTAATCCTTATGTGGATGCATGGTGGCGTTGGTGGCCTGAAGTTCGCAAGACATTGACAATACTGCGTATCACTGGAGGTGAACCTCTTCTGCAACAAAGCACATGGCGTCTTTTAGATGATCTAGAAATAAACCCATTGCCGAATTTAGAATTAAACATCAACAGTAATTTTGGTATAAAATCTATATTAATCGATAGACTGATTGAAAAAGTTAACAATTTAATTAATGCTGGCTGTATTAAAAATTTTAAAATTTTCACAAGCATAGATACTTGGGAAGGACCTGCAGAATACATCCGTACAGGATTAGATTTAGAATTATGGGAAAACAATCTAGACCGCTATCTTACAAAAACTAGACTGCCAGTGACTTTTATGATCACATTCAATGTACTTACTGTGACAAATTTTCAAACATTGCTGGCTAAAATTTTACAATGGCGTGAAAAATACAACAGCAGTAATCAAGATAAACCACAACGAGTGAGATTTGATACTCCGTTCCTTAAAGAACCTCTGCAGTATGATATGAATATTCTACCCAAAGACGAATTTATGCCTTACATGAAAAGTCACCTAGACTTCATTCTAGCCAATTTAGACGATAAAAACCCCAGCAAATTCAGTAACTTAGAGTATGAGAAATTCCTAAGAGTTGTAAAATACATGGAAACCACGATCTATACCCCAGAAAAGCTAAAACAAGGTCGTAGAGACTTCTTTAATTGGTTTACTGAATATGATCGTAGACGAGGAACAAATTTTCTTTCAACTTTCCCTGACCTAAAAGATTTTTATAATAATTGTAAAAACTATGAATAACACTTTTTGTTTGCAACCATGGGTAGGTATACACGCTTGGCCTGATGGTTCAGTATTCCCTTGCTGTATGTACGATTCAGCCAGTCCAGTAGGGAACATCAATCATGAAAAAATTAATGACCTAGTAAACAATAGCAATTATAAAACTTTAAGAGAACAATTATTAAATGGTGAAAAACCAAAAGGATGTAATCGATGTTATACTTTGGAAGCATCTGGTATAGAAACATTGCGAATGACCACCTCCAAACAGTACGAAACAACTCAACAACAAGTTATTGACTCTAAAACTAATCAAATGCAAGATGTTAAGTATCTTGATATACGATTTAGTAATATTTGCAACTTCAAATGTCGTACATGCGGACCTGAACTTAGTAGTAAATGGGGACAAGAAATTCCTTTTATAACTGGCGTGTCTGATCCAGGAGTAATTCAGATTCCACAGAATAAATTTTGGGATTATTATGAGCAGGCATTAGCAACAGCTGATGAAATAGTTTTTGCCGGTGGTGAAGCTTTAATGCAAGAAGAACATTATGCAGCTTTACAAAAACTTATAGAATTAGAAAAATTTGATGTTAGTTTGTTTTACACTACAAATTTATCAACATTAAAATACAAAGATACTGATTTATTCGAATTATGGAGTAAATTTTCTAATGTAAAAGTATATGCTAGTTTAGATGCATCGGGTAGTAGAGCAGAATATTTAAGGAAGGGCACTGTATGGAAGAACATTATTGCTAATAGAAAAAGAATCAAACAGTTATCTGGATGTCAGTTTTTTATTACTCCTACTATCAGCCTATTTAACATATGGCATTTTCCTGATTTTTACAAAGACTGGGTAGAGCAAGATTTATTAGAGCCTGGTAATATTAGGTTGAACATTCTAACTCATCCGCAAAGACATCAAGCAAATGTATTATTAAATAAAAATCCTATTATTAAACGTTGGGAAGATCTAATAACTTGGACTAAAGAAAAAAAATTACAAGAAGATATTGAAAGTCAAATTATAAAACAATTTGAAAGTGTTATAAGTTTTTTAAAGACAGATCCAGAATCGCAATATAAATTATTAGAAAAGTTTTTGTATGTAAATGAACAGATTGATGACATCAGATTAGAAAATGTATTTTCAGTGTTCCCTGAATTAAAGAAACATATAACAAATCCTACTATTAAGTCTGAAACTTTTTGTGTCTTTCCTTTTTTTAACCTAAATAGCAATACTGACGGTAGCGTAAAGTTATGTTGTAATATTAGAGAAAACTTACACATAAAAAAAACTGATGGTACCGAATATAATCTTGGTTCGGACTCAGTAGAAGATATTTGGAATAGTGAACACATGAACGAGGTTCGTCGTAAGATGTTGTTCGGTGAAAAGGTAAAAGAATGTAAAGACTGCTACAGACATGAAACACTAACGGAAAGTAGTAGTCGAACACAGAGTAACAGACAGTATATTAACGATATTGAAATTCATAGAGCAGTTAACAATTTTTTAATTAAAAAAACCGTACCGATAAACAATTTGAAAAGTTTAGAATTAAGATTAGGAAACACCTGTAATTTGTCTTGTAATTCTTGTTGGGGGTACAGTTCTAGTAAAGTAAATGAAGAACGAATTAGAATTCTTGATAAAGAAAAAACAAATTTGTCCTTGAACACGCTTTGGAAGGATGAATATCAAGTTCCAAAAAATATTAATCGTTGGTATAAAACTCAACAATATGAAAAGAATATAGAAACTGCGGCGACTAATCTAAACAGAATATATTTAACTGGTGGTGAACCTACATTAATTAAAGAAAATCGAATTCTGTTAAAAAATCTTATTGAAACAAACAACACAAATTGTTTTGTGAGTTTTACAACTAATGGTACGACAGCTGATAGTGAGTTATTAAATTTAATTAAGAATTTTCCAAGAAATGAAATACAAATAAGTATTGACGGAGTTGACGATCAGGCAAATTATATTAGACATCCTATTCAATGGGATGAGTTTAATCAAAACGTTAAAAAAATTCTAGATATTAGTTCTATTAAGATAGTGTTTTATACCGTATTGAGTGCTTACAATTTATTTTCATTATCTGCTGTTTTGAGGTATGTTGATCAAATAGCTGAATATAGACCAGTTGGTTGGTATCCAATTTTTCTTGACAATCCAAATTTTCTCAGAACATCGATATGGTCACAGACCATTAGAGAAACGGCTGTGGATCATCTTAAAACTGAGATTGAAAAATATGAAAATTTAAAATTGTATGTTGGAAATGAAGTTTTTGAAAAAATTTATGATTATTATATGAATGATATTCACACTGGTTCTCAATTGACACAGTTTTTAGAGTTTAATATGATGTTAGACAAACACAGAAAAACAAATTTTAACCATACTTTTCCGGAGCTATCTTGTCTAATTTGATTGCTATACGCCCAACTGAAAGACCATATGTATCGATTACATGGCAAGTAAACAATTTTTGTAATTATAGATGTAGTTATTGCAATGAAGGAAATTGGAGCGGATCTCATAGAAATGAAAATAATTTAGATATTCTATTGTCTAATTTGAAGAATATTTTAGATCATTATCGTTCTGCTGGATATGTTAATTTTAAAATTTTCTATAGCGGAGGGGAACCCACTATATGGAAAAATTTAATCCCTGTTTCGAATTTTTTAAAACAAGAGCTAAAGGAAAATGTTACATTAGGAATCAATACCAATCTAAGTAGAAAATTAAACTGGTGGGAAAAAAACTATCATTTATTTGATGATGTAGTTGCAAGTTATCATCCAGAATTTGCTGACAAGGATAATTTTTTTAAAGTTGCAGAATTTTTACAGGATAAAATAAATTACCTTTGTTTGCGTATGATGATGCTTGAGGACAAATTTGACGATATGATTAATTTAGGGTCAGAAGTAAAACAAAGATTAAAGAACTATAATTTGGAGTGGGTTCCTTTATTAGATGAAATGAGTGTTAATGCTGTTCCTTGGAATTATACTGATCCTAGAATAAATGAATTTTTTAAACACAATAGTTTTGAAAGTTATACATCAATAGACAAACCTACGCCAACTGTAAATCTATCATGCACCGAACACTATGATGATGGATCTTCTAAGATTATAAATAGCAATAGATTAATAGCAGAACAACGCAATTTCTTTAAGGGTTGGAGATGTAATGTTAATGAATCTATTTTTATAAGTTCTACAGGAATTATGAAAGCAGCTAGTTGTGGACAGGGTCCTATACTAGGAAATGTGTTTTCAACATTTGATATAAACTCACAGGCTGTTATTTGCCAAAAAGATTATTGTCATTGCGGTACAGATATTTTAATTACTAAAGAAAAATGACAAGAAAAAACTTTTGTTTATATCCGTTTACAGCTTTCAGTATTGATAACGCTGGAAAAACACGAATATGTTGTAATAACAATGCTTGGGATAGAGTGTTTTTAAACAAGTCAATATCTGAACCAAACTTTGATTTAGACAAAGAATATAATAATCCTTTACACAAAGAAGTTCGACAATTTATGATCGAAGATCGTAGACACCCTAGTTGTAAAAAATGCTGGGAAATTGAAGATCAAGGACAGATATCCTGGCGACAATGGTTTAATGAAAGTTTTCAAACCGACAATGTATTGAACGATTGGTTAGCTAAATGTGAACCAGATGGAACTATAAAAAATTTAGAATTTTTATATTTAGACATTACTTTTGGCAACAGGTGTAATCTTAAATGTGTTATGTGCAATGGATATAATAGCACCCTATTTCTAAAAGAAGAATTTGAAACTAAACAGATTGATGAAACAACATATAAAAGACTTATTAAACTAGATTGGTTTAATGACACAGCAGTGTTTGAAAAATTGTACGGGTATATTGCAAATGTTCAAAGAATACACATTGTAGGCGGTGAACCTTTGATTATTGAACACCAAGATTTTCTAAAAAAATTAATAGAGTTAGATGTAGCTAAGAATATCACAATTAGTTACAATAGTAATTTAACTAAATTGCCTAGGGAAATTTTAGAATGCTGGAAAAAATTTAAAAGAGTTTATTTGTGTGTAAGCGTCGATGCTTATGCTGAACTAAATGAATTTATACGTTTTCCTATGAAATGGGATAAGCTCATCGCAAATTTACACACTGTTGATCAAATTGCTAAAGATCAAGGTAACATAGCAATACAAATTCATTCTACCTTTAGTTCTTTGAATATACAAAACTTCGTACAATATTTAGATTGGATAAAAGATATTACCACACAATGCACTTCAATAGAATGTCATCCAATGGTTAACTATGTGTACGTTCCTAATTGGGCTGACCCAATTAATCTACCAACGCATATCAAACAGCAATGTTATGAAGATTATTCTAAGTGGGAAGAAGAAAATCAAATTTTTCTAAATAGTTTTTTTGGGGACACACAACGATTTGATATGCTTAGAAGTTACTTCGAAAAAATAAATGCCACTCCTGGCAATCCAGAACTGTTCGAAGAATTTTTAGAACGTGTAAAATTCTACGAACAGGTCAGAAATATACAATTTCCAAAATTATAATATTGTTTTGGTTGAATCTAATATGTCTTTTTTGAGCTTCTCGATATCGACTTTGAAATCAATTTTCTTGATTTCGTCTTTGTATTCTTGAAGAGTGCTGAACAGAATCTCTGCAATTCCCTCGGGCGCTTGCTTGGTCAATTCTGTTCGCACATCAATTTCCCATACTCGGCCATCTGTAAAATCTAATCTCACTGAGTCTAGGTAGGCCACGGGCATGGTGTTCATGTAAAGATCTTCAAAAACCTCCGGCCATTCTTTCACAAGATGACGCGGAGGTTTAAACAAAGGATTAGGCATCAGCAGTTTCTTCTACCTTTTTGGTCTTTTTAATAACCGGATCTAAGTTATCTGCTTCTTTGCGTAATCTAGCTGCTTCTTTGTACATAGCATCTGCTTGACTTCGATATGATTTAGCAAGATCACGATCAGACAATGCTGTGTTCGTATCAGCCTGTGCCCTAACAGGAGCAGGAATATCCGAATCTACTGCTGGAGTCATATCGTTGACTGTGGCTATATCTTTGACCACTGGCTTAGCTGATGGTGCCCCCGCTACAAATTTGCATAGATCATCGATGGTGCAGTTTTTCTGTTCTGCAATCAATGTGTTGAGATTGGCCAATAACACAGTGTCATTTGTGGTAGGAGTCATCATCACGGAATCAGTAGGCACTTTCATCAATCTACCATCAGCTTGCATTGCCCTCAGCATAGGTCTGCCATCTGGGAATGGACGGATGTGCATGATTTCGCCGAATTCGAATGCATCTTGTGCCTGATCAGTTTCTACCAAAGTCATAATTGAATCATGATATTGATCTGGTAGTTGTGCCACAGGTAATACTAGAGCCATGTTTGACTCTCCAGGCAGAGTTCTAAACACCACTAATACTTTGACCCCTGTGTTTTGAATTCTACCTATGTGTTTTAGGCTTCGCATTTAGGCTTCCTTTTTAGATACAGATTCTAGAAAATTGTTTAATTTATTAAACGTTTTGCCCACTGCTTCTAGTTCGGCGGCTTTGAAAGCACCTCTCGAAGTAGCCACCTCTATGATGTTTTTTACCGCTAGTAGGTCGCTGATATTTAAATCGGGTGCAGACTGCGGCGAAGGTGCTGCCTCTTGGCCAACAGATTCTGTGCTGGTTGTTTCATTGGTTTCTTCTGTCATTGTGTTCTCCTTAAGTGTGGACATGCAAGCATGAAATAAGTTAGTTCTTGATGATCTTCAAATCCGATTACACATGAAGATCTAAGATTCCCGCTGCGGTCTACAGCAGGTTTTGTGCAGATATAATATCTACCTTTGAGCTTGGTTTTAACCCAATCTTCCACGCCATTAAACAACTCGTTTTCAGTAATGGTAAACGTAGAAAAATGCGGAGCGAGTGTACGCAAATTTCTCTGTTGTAAAACATCCATGGGATTAAGGTCAAACATAGTGAAAATATTTATACAGTGGAATTATTCGGGGGTGGATTCTTGGCTAAGTCTTTTGTTCATAGCTCTACTGTGACCTAGTTTGCGAACATCGCCACTGAGCAGATATAGTTCAAAAGCAGTTTTTTCTTTCATTACAATAATATGTTTTTTGTTGACGAAAAACGGTGAATCGATATAGTTATCTAACCAAAGTAGCACTTGTGGAGTAAATGCAAATTCTTTGGGAAATTCTATCTTGTAAGTTTTTATTTTAGCATACTTTTCGATAAATTCCAAAGCCTGCTCAGTCAATCTTAATCCGCCTTGATCTTTGTTTCTAAAACTCCACCACCACACGGCTTTATAGTCTTTGATATTTTTTTCATTGACGGGTAACTCTGCTGCCTGTAAGAACGCCTTGGTATAGGCATCTTTGTTCATATCATTTGATCTCTTCACCTGCTGTGAGTTTGTACACAGCGAAGTCTTTGGTTTTGAACAATCGATTTAATTTCTTTGCCAAATTATGTGCATGTCCTGGATTTGAAAATGAGACCTTTTTATATTTTGGTCCGGGATAACTGGCTACAAGACTGCCGCTTTTGAGATTGAATGGCTGGCCGTTATAGAACACAGCCCAGATAGCTTCCGAGTCGAGAATCTGCTCAACCTTGTAGGTTTCTTTGTTAGCATATTCTAAAAGAATTTTAGGTTTGGGTCTTGACATTATATACGTGTTTCCTAATTAACCACGTATATATTTATGTCTTTTTTAGAACTGTCCGCCGTCGAATTTAACGTCTATTTGAGTGGTAGATTCTTTGATTGCAGCCAACATTTGGTGTATTTCGCTAACGGTGCTTCCTAGTTTGGCTGTTAGCAGTGCTAGTTCTGTAGTGAGATCTCTGGCCTCTTGTATACTGATGCGTATTTCTTTCTGTTGACTACGATCAGCTACACTGATTCGTGCAATAAGTTTTTGTACCGTAGGCAGTGTTTCTGGTAAATTATTTTGTGACATTGGCTAATACCAGTTTCATTTCAAGTTCAGTCTTAAATGGTCCTTGATACGGATATCGTTCAAGGGTGATTTTTTTAGGACAAAAACTCTTGACCCATCCTTTTTCGAATTTTATACAGTAGTAACCAGCACAGTATAGACTTTTTGAATCACTGCTTTTTGTAAACAAAGGTAATTTCTTACGAATATCAAACATAGCATTATGTGGCTCAGCACTAGTAGCATAACCATGAACTTCGTTGGGCAACGCTGTGTCAGCTTCTTTGACAATCTTTACTGTGAAAAACTTTTTGCCAAACTGTCGTGTTAGGCTATCTTTAGTTTCGTATATTTTTATACCTGATTCATTGCTCATGACAAATCTGTTGTCAGCATCTTTTCTCAGAGTGGCAATCTTCTCACCATTCTCTTCTACGATCCAAAATTTATTTGCAATTATGGGTTTGGCATGTATGTCTGTCATTGTTATCTCTCTCCGTATGGTCATACTGACATAGTCTCGATGTCACGGTATCTGGCGTTGAGCGGTTCTGCATAACTCTGTGCTTGATCAGCTATCTTTTTCAAATCCCATAAATTACAGAACTTGATTAATCTTATACCTACCTGGCCGATGTTTTTTTGTTCTGCGGTTGCAGTAGAAATGGTATTTGTAATTATCTCTTTGATATCGTCTGGTTGATGGGTAAGATCAATCAATCGGCGGTTGCGTTCATAATCTTCTAAGACTCTGTGTTCTTTGCCTTCGTGATCAGTCCATCTCTGAAGCATGAGATTATTCCACGCCCATCCTTTGGTGCCACGATCTTCGAACGCTTCAGTAAGACCCACTTTTTTGCTCGTGCCTTTAGTACGCACACCCGGATACGCTGAGAAGACATTATCACTGGTATCACCACGCATGCATTTTTCAAATAACAGCCATTCTGGATTTGGTGCTGCTTTTGGTTCTTGTGTTTTTTTGTCAATGACTGGCTTGCCTTTGTCATCAAATATTCCTTGATGTGTGATTACATGTTCCATGACACCGTTGTACTGTGTGACATTAGGTGCGATCAATTGCACGAAGTCTGTGTCTGTGCTGATGATCACATGATTGTCATTAGGATGTGTTTGTATCCATCCTGCAATTAAATCATCTGCTTCTAATTGCGGATTTTGTAATACAGTACAGTTAGTCTTGTCTGTGATAAATTCTTTGAATGTATCAAATGCTTCCCAGAATACGCGATCCTCTTCCTGTTCGCGTTCTGTATGTGCAGCACGAGCATCTGATCGATTACGCTTGTAAGGAGCATAATAATCCTTTCGCCACGATCTACCTTCTAGGCAGAATATCACATGACTGCCATTAAACTGTTGCCAGGCTTTGCGAATACTGTTAAGCGTGATATGAAAGGCCATACCTAGCTTGATATCAGCATCACCGTTGATAACGTGTCTCGCACGAAAGAATGTGTTTGCTGTATCGACTAAGATATATGTCATAGATTATCTTTCTTCACAGTTTTAATATCAATAACGCCTGTGTTTACAGGACCGCCAAAGTCACCATCGACTACTACATTAGCACACAGTTCACGAAACCAACGATCTACGATTTCTTCGTCTTTGTCTCCGTCCTCACCGTATCCCTCTTGCTTTAATTTTAGCACAAAATGGTCATTCCAGTCAAGCTCAAAAAAGCCATTACGGATGTTATCTTTATTAA